GAGCCTATTCACTTCTATTAGCATTTCAATAAGTATTTTTTTATCTATTTTACTGTACATTGTTACTTTTTCATCGTAACTCATATCCATAATTTCTACCATATTAACTTTATTAATGTGTTACCGAGTTAGGTGCATTTATTTCTACTACGTGCATTGTTACTTCTAGGGTTGATAGTCTTTCTCTTTCATTGTATACTAGTTCCTGTTTAATATACTTTTCTCTTATGCACCTCTCAACTAGTTCTATTACTATGTTATGGAGGACAAGTTTACCTAACTCCTCGTTATGTTTTAAGTGTATCTCGTCACTAAAGGTTGACTGTGCTTTTATTACTTTTACTTTTGGGTTATGTACTATATACGTGTATCCTCTATCCTGTTTTTTCTCACCAAGTAACCACATCCCCAGTCTCTGTCTAATTTTCATACTACTTACTTATTTTAAGTTCCTTATTTACTTTAGCTAGTACCTCTCTTATGTTATCTGCTCCGATAGGGTTTGCAGAATGTACATAGGTAGTGGGGAGTATTTTTTTACTTTTGCTGCAATACTCTACTAACCATTCGGCACACTCTTTTCCGGTTTTAAATTTATATTTTTTACTTTTCCATTCTTGGTATTTTTTACTTTCGTCGTAATTATCCCAAAAGTATTCAGGAGTATAGTGTTCTCTTGCTAAATCGTGGTCAAACGAAATTGCGTCAGGTAAACCATACATTTGAATCCATTCAACAAATTGTTTGTAGTTTAAAACCCAATTAATGTTCCATTCGTGTATATCCCCAGGTATTTTATTTTCTTCGTTTAAAAAGGGGTTTCTTAAATCGTCTAGCCAAAGTAAATTTTTCATATTCTATATAATGAGTAGGTACTGTTTTTTGTTTTAAATTTTACGTCAAAATCACCTTTTTCTGTAATCTCGGTTACTTCCGTAGTTTGCCAAGTGAAGTACTTATTGAAAGGTGACATAAGTAAGCTATACCCAGTCCCTATACATTCATGTTTTGCTTTGAACGTTCTATCTTCATTCCACTCCACCCATATAATATCTTCAGAATACTTGGTTAAATTATCACGTTCTCTTACCAACTTCCACTTCGTGTTTTCATTTGGTCCAAGTGTTTCCTTTATCAACTCATCTAAAGTTAAAGGTAAATTTTTCATATTCTTTATATTAGCCTTATCATGTATATTATAAAAATATAAAATAAAGTATTTGTTATCGCAAAAGTAAGTATCACCAAACCCTATAAACTGGTATATGGAGGGGCTTTTAGTTCTACTCTACCCCACCAATTTAATAGTTGTTGGGAAGCTATATAAATTGAAAATATTGATAATAATGATATCATTTCTATTACTGTCATAACTTTTATTTTTTAGGTCTACCTCTTTTAGAGGTAATAATATTATACTTTGGGTATTTATCTTCTATAAGATAGTAAAGATCTATTAATTCCCCACTACATTTTAAACATTCTTCTATTACTTGTGGTTTTTTAATTTTAAAATGCTTAACAAATTGTTGGTACAAAGCTTCTAATCTGTTAAATTCATCTTTTTCATAGTCCTCCCACAACTTTTTCCTACGTAGCTTTAAAATAGCACTTTTTTCACAGTATTTTGCTAAATCCCCCTTACATTCTTCTTCTAATTCATTTAACATATATTCACACATATATGCTTGAAACATATAACAAGAATGATTATAATCACCGTTTAAAATTTTGTTTTTAAAATTTGCTTTATAAGGTAAAGGTTTGTTATTTTCTTCATACCACCTCCACCACCTAAACCTATTATATTTTAGAGGTTGGTAGGTCTTTAATTTTTTTTCTATGGTATTTCTGTCTATAGGAATACTAAGCATTACCTTGTACTATTGCTCCTATCCACAAAATTCCCCATAAAAATATCATTAGGAATACCACAAATAAAACGTTTTGGATTATTTCTTTTGTCTTCATTATAAAACCTCATTAATTTGTAATGACTTACCATCTGGCTCTCTATAAGAGTTTTTAACTAAATTGTCAGCTAATTCCTTGATGCTACAATCAGATAGTTTCCAACCTTTTTCTTTTATTGTTTTAATTATAGCCCCTTTAGATGAGACTCTTACTAAATTGTTTTTTTTTCTAGTAGTGTTTGTGATTTGAAAATACATAACTTTTATTGTTTTAATTGGTTTAATTTCTTATACATAAAGATACGAAAGATATCCCGTGTAGCCTAATTTCTCATGCGTTACTTTTCAATATTTTTAATATGGATACAACGTTTATCAAAGGCTCTAATAGCGCCAAAACAATTGCAAACGTACTTACGTGAACCGTCTACTGCCACATATTCTTTTGTAATATAAATTTTATTACTACTGGATGAATTGAATTTGTGTTCAATTATCTCCGCTCTTTTTATTTTAGGCTTAATCCAATTAATATCCTTTAATGTTGTACCATGTAGTACCTCCTGCCATAAAGGCATAATGTATCTTTTACCATTAATGGTAGTTAAAGATGGAGGTAAGAAATGTGTATGGGTGTATTTAAACAATTTAAAACCAACATAAGAGCCTAATTTAGAAGGATTTATGTTTAAGTTGCTTTTGTTTTGGTAAAATCTACGAGTACGAATATTATCGTATTTATTTAAATTTGAAAATTCTACTATGGGCATAACCTAATTTTTTATTACCGGTAAATATACGAATAAATACGTGGGGAGCCTAATTTATACGTGGGTGTTTTTAATTATAACTTAATAGGTTTTGGTTTCATTATTATCAATAGGGGATTTATAATAATTTATAAAATTTTTAAGGTCAACTGTTTTACCATCTTTAGATGTAAGGTTATAGTTGTTAAGATTTATGTCTTTTTCTTTATAATTAGGTAAAGGTAAAGGTTTACTATCTTCATCAGATTTTAGTATTTCTACTTGTTCTTCATATAAATTTGTTTTATAATTTTTTTTTGGGTATGCTTTTGAAAAAGCAAAATTTGAGGCAATTACAAGAGAAATTGCTAATGGGTCAAACACAAATATTATAATAAGTAATAACACATTTATAATTTTACTCATGCTATAACCGGTTAAATCCGATAAATACTGCAGTGGGCCTAACTCCCCAGCAACGTCGTTATTATTATCTAATTTTAATATTTCTAACTGAAGATTCTGGAGGCTATCAGTTGCTACTATCCTTTTTTCTTGTGTGGTTTTGCGATTTTCTTCTTCAACGAGAATGCGGTTTTGAGCCATTCTAATTTCAGTTGTAGAAATTGTGGATCTAACACCCCCAGATACCTTGGAGTCTCGTACTTGGAATGTTGAAACTTTTGCATTAGATAAAGTACTAATATTACTAGATATTCTTTCAATTTCTGTGTCATACCTATTTATATCTGTTTGATAAAAGTTTATTTTTTGTTGTATATAAGATTTTTGGTTTTCTACAATAGACAATTTAGAAAAAGTCTCTTGGTATCCCCCACTTAACATTCCATAAATTCCTATAGAGGTTATTAGAATTAAGATTATTAAGGCCGATATTAAGTAAGTTTTTAATAGTTTGTTTATAGTTTCCCAATATTGGAACAGTAAAGATGCTATTACTAATTTTGAAGCTTCTAAGAAACTAGCCATAATAATTACTGCTACTGCTACACCCGAAAATAATTTTGATAGTCCTATAACACTATAATAAGCTGCCGTTGAACTTAACCCTAATGCTACGAAGGCTATTATCCAAGGTAATTTTTTATTTTCCATATTTATACATTTAATTTATAATGACGGGGAATATACAAAAAGGTTGGATATTATCCAACCTATCTTTTGTTTTTTGTTTTTGTTATTTTATAAAATTATAGTATTGTTTAGTTTTTTTAATTCTATCTGCTAACCCATTTGTTCCCCCATTAATGCGTTTGGATATTTTTAAGATTGCGATATCGCTTACCCCTTCATCACAAATATTCCAAAGTTTATTTTTATCAAAAAAGAATATGGCAGATTCAAATGAAAATTCGGACTCGACTAAGTCAGGTTTAACCATAATCTCAGGGTTGTCTAAGTGATCTGCAAATATTTGGTAGTTGCTTCTACCTGTGAGTTGTAGTGCTCCTCTGCCTCTAAATCTCCATCCGTCTCCTGAAGCTTCATTGCCGTTATTCATTCTAGAACCGTATACTAGGTTAGCGATCTTTTCAGGCTTTCTTTGATATTCCAGGGCTTTTATTTTGGTTTTAAAATACTTTCCAAATACCTTTAGTAATCCATTAGCACTATAATTTAAGTTTTCAGTAAATATTTTAAAATTCCCGGTTTCATGAGATGTTTGTGCAAAGAAATGGGATGCTCTAAATGGAGTCATTTTATAGTACTGCATTGCGGCTTTCATTGTATTTGGTCCAAAAACACCATCAGCCTTTACGCCTGCCTTTGTTTGAAGTAATTTTAAGCTCATTTATTCTTCGTTATTTTTCTTACCAAATATTTTACCTACTTCTGCAATACCAAAGGACCCTAGAGTTATAATAACAAAGGAGTTGTAAATAAATTCGTTTATTACTAAGTCTTTACCAAAAAATCCCGAGATTATATCTGCGGTTGCAAATACAACCATTACTGCGAAACAAGCAAAACCTACAATAGTTTTTTCGTTTAGGTCATTACTGTCCTTAAATATGTCTTTAAACGCCATCCATTTAATTTTTAATTTGTTTAACATAATGTAACCTTATTTTGGTATATATTATTTATTTTTTTAATCTCTTATTCCTTTATGTTTATCGAATTTATCTAAAATTATATTTAATAAATCACTATGCACATACCCTGCCATAGATGCATTTTTAAGTGCTGAAATTACTTGAAATACAATAAAAGGAGCTATAATAGTTTCACTTAGCCAGCTTGTACCTGGAAATCCTTTTTCTATCATTAGTATAGAAGTTAACATTAATACCCATGTAAAAATTGATTTAATTATTCTTAAAGCTTTGTATGTTTTAAAACCCTCTCTTTTAACCCCGGATATTATTCCAAATAAACCATCTAAAAGCACAACTCCAACTACTGCCATATATTGTTCAGCATTATTCATTGTTATTTGTAAAAAATAGGATAGTATAAACCCTAATCCCGTAGAACTAGCTAGTAAGATTTTCATATATTTCTGTTTTATCATAACGTTTTGTTTTTTTCAAAATAATAACGAATACAAGTATACATATAAAAAAAGAGGTGTAAATACACCTCTTAATTATAAAAAAACATTTAAATCGCTACTATCCTTCACAACTATTACAGGCCGCTACCCTTGAACCTAAATCACCTTTAATCACACTATCTGTTCTTAAATAATATAAGGTCTTAATTCCTAGTTTATGTGCCTCCATATGTACTTGGTTTATCCACTTTGGTGAATCATTAACATCAAATGATAAATTTAAGGATTGAGTTTGATCAATATAACGTTGTCTTATGGCTGCTTGACGTATTAACTCTAATTGGTTAATTTCTGGGAAGGTAAGAAATAATTCTTTTTCTTCTGGTGATAAAATACTGTCAGGTAAACCTTGTACTGATCCATCTTCAACTAACATTTGATCCCACCATTCTTCCTTATCTTCTCCTTTATCTATTAATATTTCTTGTAGAGTTTTATTTTTTCTAATAAAAGTACCTTTAGCACCATTAAAAGTGTAAATATTAGCAGGTAAAGGTTCAATACCAGCACTAATACCTCCTACTATAACGGAGTTTGATACTGTAGGGGCTATTGCTAGTAAATGTGTGTTTCTCATACCTGTTCCTCTACACCATAGAGGCTCTCCGTATTCTGCAGCTAAATCCATTGATGCCCTGTCAGCTTTTCCTCTAATATCTGAAAATATAATGTGAGTATGGGCTGTTGAAGCAATAGAATTAAAAGGTAATCTTTTTTGTTGTAAGTAAGAATGCCAACCCATAACACCTAAACCTAAAGCACGTCCTTTACGGGCATGGTTATAAGTCCTTTGTAATGAATCTTTCCCTTCAGACTTATCAATAAATTCCTGCATTACTCCGTCTAGAAACCAGGTGGCTAATTCTACAGTATCTGTGTCTTTCCATTCATCATATTTTGCTAAGTTTAAAGAAGATAAACAACATATAAATGAATGTTCCTCATCTGTAAATAATGTTATTTCAGAACAAATGTTAGTCATAGATACCTCTAGATTATTTAATCTATAGGCAATTGGGTTATCCTTGTTAACATTGTCCTTATACATAATATAAGGTTCTCCAGTTTCCATTCTTGATTTTAAAACTGTGGCCCACTTATTCATTGCTTCACTATCTCTAGCTTCTAGTTTTCTCATAAAAGAGTCACCTACAACAACACATTGGTGTAAGTTAAGACACTGCCTGTTAGGGTCTCCTTTAGGTCTACGAATTTGTAAAAACTCATCTATATCTCCATGTTCAATGTTTAGATTTACAGAAGCTGCTCCTCTACGAACATTCCCTTGGTTTGTTGCTATAATAGAGGAATCAAATATTTTAGCCCAAGGAACTACTCCTTCACTCATCCCATTTCCAGTAATTTCATCACCACGTTCTCTAATGCGGGATAGTGAAATTCCTACACCACCACCAGATGCTGTGAGTTTCATTAGTTCTGCGTTAGTTAAACCAATTCCACGTATTGAATCAGGTGTATCTACACCAAAACATGAGATTGGTAAGCCTCTATCAGTTCCCATGTTTGATAAAACGGGAGATGCTAATCCTAACCACCCATTCCACATTATTTTAAAGAACTTACCAGCCAATTCAGGTTTTTTTAATCGGGTTGCTGCGGCATTTGATACTCTTTTGTAGGCTGTTTTTACTGTTTCTCCGGGTAGTAAATATCCTTTGCTAATTGTGGCTAGTGAAATTTCATCCATAAAATTAGGGTAGTCTTTTCCTTTTACCCACTCACTATAATCTACTTGTAATGCGTTGTTTTCCATATTTTTAAAATATACTATTTGCGTCCCAATTTTGGGTTCCTTTAGAATAATTAGTTACTCTTGTGCTGAAGAAATCAGTGTGTTGTTTTCCACCTGATAAACTGTCAAACCATTTCATTCTTTTAACAGATTTTTCATCTATCCCATTTATTACAGGTCCATAACCTAAGTCTCCCATTTTAGTATTAGTACGATGTTTAATAAAGGATACTAAATCATATTTGGAACAACCTTCTAAATCACCCATCTCAAAAACCTTATCAATAAAATCCAGTTCTAATTTTAAAGATAATAATGCTGCTTCTTCAATATCTGCTTTTAGTTCGGGAGTGTTTAATTCCGGGTGTTCTTGTAATAGGGTTCTAAATAACCAACACCCCGCATTTGAGTGTAATGATTCGTCTCTAATGCTCCATTCTACTATGGTACCTACCCCTTTTAATAAATTTCTTAATTTAAATGATAGCAAGATTGCAAAAGAAGAAAATAAATTTACTCCTTCTGTGAAAGCTGAAAATATTGCTAGAGATTTAGCTCTTTCATGCCAATTAGGTGTTCCATCGTGCGAATCTCTAACTTTAGTTAAAGCATCTATTTTAGCCATTGTTGCTTCGTCTTCTAAGAACTCACTAAAATCATCTAAACCTAACTCTTCATTGAGTAAAGAATAAGCTTCAGCGTGAATAGTTTCAAATGAAGCGAAAGTAACAGCCATCATTATTACTTCTGGTTTTCTAAACCATTTTGTAACTAAAGTTGACCAATAGTCATTTACTACGGTCTCTGTTTGAGCAAAGCCTTTTAGTATAGTTCCAATAATATTTTTTTCAGTTTTGGAAAGGTTTGATTTCCAATCATTAACATCACTCATCATAGGTACCTCTGTGTGTAACCAATGTGCCTGTTGTTGTTTCATCCAATAATCATATGCTTCTGGGTATTCGAAGGGTTTGTAAACAATACGCTCTTTTAATAGTGATGTTTTTGTCATTTATAATTGTTTTTGTTTAAATTACGCTTTTAAGTCAAAAAATGCAGAATTATATTTCTCTGCTAATTTTTTCTTTGTTTGAAAATCTGTATTGTCTAAGTTATTAGACCTAGTACTTGGTGACCATGTTTTTTCCTCTTCATCTCCCGAAGGTAAATAATTTTGAGTTACTTCAAAATGTCCTGTACTTGTATCTGCTACTACACCATATGTAATACCATCTGGACCATAACGATTTTTCATAATATGAAACCTTCCAGTTCCATTTACTTTATCTTGTTTTTTACGGGATAGAGACATACAAAAATCAGTAATCATCAGCTTGTCATAAGAACCAGCTGCTTTATCTCCTTCTATAATATCATCATTTGCACCCGCTCTATTAACTTGCGAAACCGACCAAATTGGTATGTTAAGTTGTCTAGCTAATCCTTTTGTGCTAATATAAATATCATCTATTTCATCTTTACGTTCACGATTTTGTTTTTTTGATGAAAGTAAGTCAACATAATCAATAATTACTAAATCTGCTTTTATTCCCATTCCTTCACATTTTTTAATATGTGATTCTATAGTGGAAACAGTCGCTCGTCCTGTAGGGAATTCTTTGATTATCAGTTTACCTGGTAAGTCAGGGATAAGTTCTTTTGCCTTTGGTTTTAATTTTACACTATCACTAACATCTATACCTGTAAAAAAGGCATCATATCTTTTCCCAACATAATCTTCTCCAAGTTCAAGAGTGTAATGTAAAACCGTGTAACCACACTTTACAGCATGTCCTCCTATAGCTACTAGGGACCAAGATTTACCACCTCCCGGATTACCAAATATAAGACCAAAATCACCGTTTCCTAATCCACCTTGTAAAATACCATTAACTAAAGGCCAAGGTGTTGCTATAACTTTTCTTGTATCTTCTCGGTAACGATCTTCAAGATCTTTTAAATACTCATGTCCTAAATTTTTATCTTGTCCCGCTTTTAAAGCATTGTCTATTAATCCCCTAATTGCTTCAAAATCACCAGCTTTCAATAAATCGACCGAGGTCATTAATGCTCTTTTTAATTGTTGGTTTTTACAAAAATTAGTAAATTCTTCTTGTATGTATTCTAAATCTTCATCTGAAGCTACATATGCTTGTTTTAATTGTTCTTTTAAGGCGATTTGTAGGACTTCGTTATCTATTTTTTTTAATTCAATTTTTAAGGTTTCAAGATTAGGGGTTGTGTGAAATTTTTGGAAATATCTTAAAATTTCTTTAACAACCCACTTCATAGATTGGCTTTCAAAATAATCTTCGCTAATTATATCATGAATATTAACTAAAAATTCTTTATGAGTTAATAGGGATGATAATACTTTTATTTGAAAGTCTTGCCCGTAATTTTGTAGAGAATTTAGTGTCAATTTTTATCTTTTTAATACTATTTATAACCTTCTTGTGTATGAATATACGACTTATTCCTTATACATCCAATTTACTATTTTTTATAAATTGGAAATTTTAAAAATATATCTTTTAACCATACATCTACATTTCTAATCATTCCACCTAATCTATCCTCATTATATAATGAAATAAACATTTCAGAGTTTAAATCAGGTAAGTCATCATCTATTAAATCACTAACGTGTTGTTTACCTCTTTCATCAATTAAAGGAATACTTAAATCCATAACTTTATAATTAGTTTCTATTCGAGATTTTTCTTGAATTATGCGGGAATATATAATATGTTCCTTAAATTTCCTAGCACATATGTCAAAAATATCGTCTAGGGTTAATTTTTGATTTATTAACTCTGGGAATTTTTTAAATATCCCTTTAGCACCTAAACCCTTAATACCTCTAACATTATCTGAACTATCTCCTAGTAATGTTTTATATAAAATAAAATTAGAGGGTAATAATCCAAATTTCTTTTCTACTGCTTCCGGAGTATAGTATACTTTCTCTATTGGACTATACACAATGATTTTATTTGTTACCAATTGTAAAAAATCTTTATCACTAGATACTATAAAGCATGTAGAGTTATGTCTTTCTACTAATTTTTCAGCTAACACCGCTATTACATCATCAGCTTCAACCTTGTCAAGTATGGTAGTTTTTATGGGTAATAATTTTAAATATTGTATTATCCTTACAATCTGATCTATTTTAGAATCATGCTCTTCTTCAATATTGTCAAAAATCTCCCAATTAGTAATTCTTTGTATGTTTCTTGTTCCCTTATATTCGGAGAGTAGGTTTTTTCTATTAGTTGTTGAACCTACCCCATCGAATACCACATAAACAGAAGTGGGGTTTGTCTGTTTAATCATAGCCCCTAAAGAACGAAAGAAACCACCTAAACCCCCAATGTGAACACCATCAGGATTTATCATATTCATCATAGCAAAATTTCGGAAGAACAGGTTTAAACCATCTAAAATTAGTACCCTTTCATGTCTTCTAGGGGTGAGGATTTCTTGATCTTCCTGGATGTCACCCAGGAGTTTAAATATTTCTTTGTTATGCATTTTGTTGTTTTTAAATGTCTTCTTGGTCGAATAAGACAGGGGTTACATCATCATCATCTTCTACAATTTCAAACTTACCTCCACCTAGGATTTTAGCCCATTCTTCAGAGTGTTCTTTTTTGTATTGATTTTTATCCTTTTCAGAATCTTCAATAAAACCATGAGTAGTCATAACAATTTTACCTCTTGATTGAATACCATTTACATGGTTTTTGTCAATTTGTAAATTAGTACGTTTGCCCCATTCTACTTGCTTTCCACCTTTAATAGCTTTTATTTTAGATGTTCCAGAATTTGAAACATTACCAAAAGTAACTACAAAAGTTGCATCATACCACATAGCCATTCCTCCCTTGTTCATCATCTTAGGTTGTCCCATAGGTGATTCTGCTTTAGCAGTCCAAACTTTGTTAATGGCAATTAGTGTGTTAGTATAAGGTGATGATTCTTTACGAGACATTACAATACTTTGATTAACTGTATTACCAAATTGGGTTGACATGGCTCCAGCATTCCATTCGTTATTGTTTTTTAGTTTTTCAACTGACATTAGACAAGGTATTGAACCTATAGAATCCCAAAAGAAAGCTAAATCATAAGGTAAATTACCTTTTTTCTGTTCGTTTTGAAGGTCCATAATAAAGGCAGCAACATCTTCTATAGTATGTAAGGTTTCTCTATCTACATATACAAAATCACCATCATAGTCTACAACTTCACCCTCTTCATCTTTAATAAGATTAACTTGTAACCCCATTTGGGAAGCATGTTCCCAATTCCACTTCATTTCTGTAATTATAAAAACAGGTAATATACCCATCTTTTGAGCTTCAACAGCCGCCTCTAGAAGTGCTGTTGTTTTACCTGTATCTGAATGTCCTCTAAGTAGAGTAATATGTCCCATTGGAATTCCAGGTACACCCGCTACTTCTTGGAATGCCGGTGATAAAGGGATCCATTTTTGTTCCTTAAATTTAACATTTTTATCTAAACCTTTGGAAGCTTTAAATTTATTAAGGTCAAATTTACTTTTAATTTCAGCAGATACAGCTTCCGAAAGTGATTTTTTTATTTTCTTTGCCATATTTAGAAAGGTAAATCATCATTATTATCTGAATTATCTGGGAATAAAGCATCAAACTGATCAGATTTATTTTTCTTAACATTACTAGTATCTAAACTAAAAGTACTTGTTTTTGGTTTTAAAGTTTTATCTTCAGGAGGAAATGGAGATGAATTTGATGTATCTTCTTCAGGAGATAACCATTTTTCTAATGCACTTTTCATCTCATCAAAAGAATATACTTTAAATAGTCCTTCTTTTGGGTTTGGTTGAGTGGATGTCCATAATTCTACTTGAGAAGCATCATCACTTAAAGAAGATGTTTTTAATCTAACACGAACTGATGATTTATTATAAGGAGTTCCTGTAGATTCTGGTCCTACTGTTTCTACAGTAAGGTCTCTACCGTTTACAATATCTGTGTAATCACCAATTTCATCATCAACAGCTAATGCTAATAATTCTTCATATACTTGCTTACCAAACTGCCATAACCTTACTCCTTTATCTTCTTCACCTCTAACTATTACGGGAATAAAAATACGATTTTTGGCATCTAGTTTTTTAGCTAGTAAATAATTTTCCTTTGTATATTCCTCTCTAAGTTTCCCTGCAAAAATTGCAATTGGGTCTTTTTCTCCAAAATTAGAAGGAGAAATCATTACTTTATTAGTAATTCCATAATGAAATTTTAATTCTGTAAAGGGGTTTGTTGAGTTGTAAGCAGAGGGTACAACTCTAACTTGTTGCTTACCAATTGTTGGTTTCCAGAATATCAGTGAATAGTCGGTTTTTTCACCTGATTTAGGGTTTGATTGGAGTGTATCCAATTTTGCTTTTAATGCTTGTAAATCCATAATATAACTTTATTTTAATTGTTTATGTAATGTAAATATACGGAACCCCTTTTGGGGTTCCTAATTTATTTTAATATGTTTTGTCAGATTTTAGTTATTTTCTCTATAGGATTGAAGTATATCCTTAATGGTTGCTTTGTCAATTTTCCTTTCTTTACCATTATTATCAACAACAAACCCCTTAGTATTCTTTCTAAATTCCGCAATATCAACCTCAAATTTCCCAAAATCAATTGAATCTGAATCTGAAAAATCCCAATCATAATCCTCACAATCTTTACCTTCTGTTAGGTCTGCATCTTCAATAAATTAATTTCTATCAAATGTTCTAAGTCTATCTAATGAAGCTTGATATTCACCCTCTTCTGAATCTTCATTTAATTCATCTTCATCTTCATCTTCAAAATTTTCATCTTTAAATGAATCAAACATATCCACTTCAAAATTATCTATAAATTCATCAAATGTATTCTTACCCGTTACCAAATCAGTTAACATTCGTATTACATCCTCAGGTTGGTTTTTAACCATAATATCCCAATATACTGATGCTTGCTCCTCCTCTTTGGATTCTTTAATTGGAGTTTTTAAATCATCATTGGATTGTGCTGTTTTTCCTTCTACCAAGTACTTTCTAAATGCTGTTAATTCTTTCATTATGTTTATATTGTTTTGTTTTGTTTTTAATAAATTGTAAAGATACGAACCCTACCTCGGGTAGCCTATCTCCAAATATATTATTGTTTATTATAGTGTAATTATTTTATAGATTTTAGTTTTCAACTGGGTAAACTCCCCATTTTGGGTTAATAAAATACTATTTCGGTGTTGTTGCCAATCTATTTGGAATTTTGTATTTACAACACCACCATTCAACTTCTTAATTAACTCATTAAGTGAATTTATTGAATAGAGAGTATTAGACTCCTTCTTCCGATGCACCAGAATGGTAT